TATCTAAAGCTTTCTTCTTAGCAGCCCTCCGTTTACTCCAGTTAGTATAACTAGAAGCTCTACCGCTTTCTGTTTTATTATATTCTCTCTGTTGTTGTTTTATCTTTTCGTGGTTTTCCTTGTAGTAGTTTTTGTTGTATGCGTGTTTCTCTTCTGCATACTCTTCTCTATACCTTTTAGTGTAAGCTTTACCTTCTTCCGATGCTCGCCACTTTGCTTTCCTAAGTCTTTCTTTTTCCGATCTATTATAATCAGACACATAAGCTTTGCGTTTATCTGATTTGTTATAAGCTTCCTGTTTTTCTTTGTGTCTTTTTATTTGTTCTGCGGTTCCCCACTTTTCTTTACCTGTAATCCAATACATATAAAACAAACCTTCTACCCAAGGATGCGGGTCACGCTTACTATATGTACCTTGTGATTCTCCTGTCTGTAACAGAGTTTGATCTAGGATTTTACCTTTACGGTATTTATCCGGGCTCTCTTTAAACAACTCAAGCTTCAGCTGCATCATCTTCCCCAAAGGGTACATTAATTAGCGTGTTATTCAAATCATTTAATGGAGTACCCATACTGGAATCCATCAGAATGTTGTTGTCACGGAGGAATTGTCTAGCTGAGTTTAAAATTGCAGCGTTGTACTCTCCGTGTTCGTCCATGATGTCTATACTGTTACGATATGCGTCTGCTATCTTATCGTGTAGCTTACTTCCTTCTTTATGACTTAGCATAATAGTTATTGTATAAGTTGTTTTGTTATTTTACCAACAAAAAAGGACAGCCCGATTGGACTGCCCCTTAATGTATATTATTAAGATAATTTATCTCTATCTATCTCTCGGTATTTCTTCACTATGGTCGCCTAGTCCGTTCATATTATTGAGGATTCTAGTTACCCATGTGCTCAAAAGAGCGGATGAGCTGACACCGAGTTTATTAGCGATGCCAGCCACATCCTTCTTCTGTGACCGTTTGAGACGAAAAGATATATACGACATATCGTCCTTTTTCTCTTTCGTACTCATATGGTGTTATTTAAAACAATTAAGCCATTGCAGCTGTAAAGTCAGCCAATGAACCAAGATTGTTACCGTCTCCAAGAACAACGTCGTTTGCTTTAACGTCGATCAATGTAGCACTTCCGTCGTCTCCACTGATGTCAGTAGAAGCAGAAGTAGCGGATGTTTTATAGAACGCAAACTTGTCGATTCCTTCGTCGTATACAGCAGCGATGTTTCCACCGTCACCAGTACCACGCTCAATGATAAGACCAGCGTCGTTTGAGTTGTTAGTTGAACCAGCAGCACCATCGTTGATCAAAAGAATAGAGTCTTTGATTTCGGAGTTAGTGGTCTGAACGGAAGTAGTTGTACCGTTAACAGTTAAGTTACCGCTAAGTACAAGGTTAGTTCCGCTTACGTCACCGGTGAAAGCAGCTCCGCTAAGGTTGGCTTTAGCAACGTCAAGAGCAGATTCAGCAGCACGGGCAGTCGAAGCTTCAGAGTCAATGTTAGACTGAAGGGTCGTGTCAGCAGATGCACGGGCAGTAGCTTCACCGCTAACAGCAGCGATACGTGCAGTTTCCTCAGCGTCGATATTTCCTTGTAAGGTTGTATCAGCAGAAGCTCTAGCAGTTGCCTCGTCAGTTATGTTTGTTTGAAGCGTGGAGTCAGCGGATTGACGAGCAGTCTCTTCAGCATCAATGTTGCTTTGGAGGGTCGTATCAGCGGAGGCTCTGGTGGAAGCTTCACTTGTGATGTTGCTTTGAAGAGTTGTGTCGGCAGAAGCACGAGCTGTTTCTTCAGCGTCAATCTCAGCTTGTAAAGCAGAATCAGCAGAGGCACGTGAGCTAGCTTCAGAAGCGATAGCGTCAGCGTTAGTTTTGATTTGTCCGTCAAGAGCTTCGTCAGCACCAACCAATGAACTTACCGAAGTAATGTAGTTGGTTGAGGAGTTAGCGGAGTACGAACCACCAGCAGCGAGACCAGCACCACTTTGAGTAGCGTCTAGTTCAGACTGAATAGCGGAGTCAGCGGATGCTCGGCTGCTTGCTTCTGAATCAATGTTACCTTGTAAGGTAGAGTCAGCAGACGCACGGCTTGAAGCCTCGCTGTCGATGTTAGCTTGAAGGGTCGAATCGGCACTTGCACGACTTGAGGCTTCAGCAGTAATGTTCGACTGGAGAGTAGCCTCAGCGGCTAACGCTCTTGTTTCTTCTGCTGCAATAGCACTCTTGGTCGATTGACCGATTTGATAGAATATGGATGATGTATCTGGCATATTAGTATTTAGTTAGTTAGTGATTATAAAAAAATCAATGTGTTAAGCAGTACCGTCTGAAACAATCTCTGTCCAAGAAGAGCCGTCCCAAATGATAACTTTATTAGTGTCCGTCTCAAAGTAAGCTTTACCTGCAACAGGAGAAGCGGGACGGGTGGATGATGTAATTAAGTCTAGTTTAGCCATGTCTTATAGTTCCTCCTCTGGTGATGTCCAAGCTTCCCCTGCTAATACAGTAAGAATAGCTGAGTGACTTAGTGTGTCCTTACCGTACAAGCAGCGTGGTTTAGGTCCTTCGTATTTAACAAAGGTTTCATCTCCCGCTACATTGTATCTTAGTGTATCTGAAGAAGTTTCAAGTACATCGTCAAAGTTGACGGTAGAAACATCAGCAGCGTTTAGTATAACATATTGTCTATCGCTCATAATTATTAAGAAGGTACTGTGGTTGAAAATGTAGGACCGTTTGTAAGTGTAGCGTCGTTTCCACCGCTGCCTTGATTGCTTACGGTTGTTCCAGTTCCGCTGTTATTATCACCCATCCTCCACCAGCTAGTGGGGCTATAAGATGCTAAATCATCAGCTACTCCTGAGTTATAGATAGCTGCCACTTCAGATGCGGTCAGCTCGCTATTAAAGATCGCAAACTCATCAATAAGACCTTTATAGCATCTGGATAATGAAGTAGGATGACGACCGATATACAGAGGAGCACTAGCGTCTTCAGTGTATGAATAACTTGCCTTAGTGTTTGTCTGACCAGTTCCTGATGACCCACTAGCTCCGTCATTTTTGTATAATGTAGCTCCGCCAGAAGCGTGAAAAACAAGAGTTATTAAGTACCATTGATTTTCTGTAGGCAAGTTAATAACTGGTGCCCCTCCACTAAATGTGTGATTTACTACAGAAACATTGTATGTAGAACCAGTTTTAGCATGGGTTACTTGAAAACCAGCTGACGATCTTTTACCTATGGATTCCATATAAGTAGCGGAGCCTGTAAATGAAGGATAAACCCAATAACTCAAAGAACCTCCGCCTACTATACTGTAGTCTGAGGAAGTACCTGCATCTAAATAATCATTAGTACCATCAAAATTTAAGCTGTAGGTTTGAACGAAACTAACTGCCTCATTAGCAAACTTCCTCCAAGCTCCACTATCGTATACAACAATAGAACCAGCGTCGGTGCTTCCTGCTTTCTTTAGGTACATCTCACCATTCTTAGCGAGACCGTTAGTAACAAGCGATGATTGCTCGCTGTCGTTAATTAGTGTTATATCACTCATTATTAGTTGTTGTTAAAGATTTGCCAGTCACTACCATCAAACACATACAGCTTAGTAGAATCGCTTCCGTACATGATCGTACCTGTGTCGTCGCTAGTTCTAGCCGTTATGTTTGCTGCTGTGTCTACTGAGGGTGCAACGGTATCTTGAGGGAAGCCGAGTATAGACTTTAAAAAGTCCGATACAGCGTCCGTTTTATTTACCTTTTCATCCAACTTAGATTTAACAGTCGTTCCTATTTGTTGAAGTATGTTAGCCATCGTTTGTAATTTTTATGTTAGTGGTTGTTAATTGTCAAAACTATTGAGCTGCTACCCAGCCTGAGTCAGTAAATACATACAATTTATTAGTATCTGTAGCAAAAGCCATAGTTCCTAAATCATCGTCTGTCCTTGCTTGTATATTACTTTCGGTGTCTAAAATTGCCTTACTCGTATTAGTAAGAGATATTAGTAAATTTCTAACACTTTGTCCCATTTGATACCATACACTCATATCTTGTTTTGCTTAATTGGTTAACTGTGACACTTGTTAGTAAATCACGGATCACCTGTCAAGCCTTCAATAAATTCATCGTAATCTCCTACCTCTTCCTCACGAGCATCCAAGAAGTAAGGCAAGGAGTTCCAAGCAGTCGTCCCGTCTCCTATCTTAATACGATTACGGTAAGAGTCTAATTCAATAGCTACTTCACCTTCTAAAAGCACTGGGTTCTGAGCCGTCCATTCAGCACGAGTACCTCTTCTTAATTGTATACGTTTAGTAAAACTAGGCATCAGGTTGTCCTCCGTCAAATATATCGTCTTCCTCTACGACAGGTCCACCTCCGTCAATAGTAACGAAAAATGGATCACTCTCTAAGGATGTTACTTTAGTTTGCAAGTTATCGGCTTTCTCTTTGTTCTCCTTCGCTTGAGCAGAAGACGTAGCAGCAATCGTACGTTGTTGAAACGCAAGGGGATGAGGACGCACTACTGGTCGTCTAGCCATACTAACACTTCCACCTGCGAAGGGCTAAAGCTTTTCTTGTTGGTCTACCTTTACTGTCCTTCATTGGTCCTTTGTTACCTTTCATCCGAGCACAGAAAGAACGCTTACGAGGACCTCCTCCGGGTTGTGGGGCTTTTAAGTTAGAACCTGTAGCTCTGTTATATTTAGCTCTACCCTTTGCAGTGAGTCCACCCTTACGACTTTTTTCACCCCTGCCTATAGACAACGATACGCCCATCTTATTTCTTCTTTTTAGGGAACCCACGCTTCATATTAGCGTAAGCTTTAGGAGTAATGGTTGACTTCTTTTTACTACGGCTAATGCCTAAGCTCTTTCTTTTATTTATGTTTTTATATAAGCTCATTATCGTTTAACTAATATCTCCATCATACGGTCTAATTTGTTGTGCATCTCATTTATAGCAGTCTCAACTTTACCTATTCTATTTTCCACGGCAGCGTCTCGTTCTCGTTGAGTAGCAAGCTCTACCTCTATCTTAGTAAGTCGTTTATCTCCGATGTCTAATCGTTCTATAACTCGTTTAACAATCCACCCTATAACGCCAAGACCTATGACGAATGCGGTGTTGATAAGGCTAGAGAAGGAGTCGATCATCGATCAAGTTTTAATAATGTAGTTAAGGATGATGGTGGGCTGAACATTGTTGTGGGGTTGGTCACCGCCTGTGTTGGTGGTGTTTGCACTTATCAATTGATTCCCTCCACCGATTACTCCTGGGTATTGTAATGTTCCAGAGGCACTAGAAAGGCCCGCTGAATGATTATGACTCGGCATCTCTGATACGGTTAGCGTGTGTGTCTTCGCTCCACCTGTACCACCAAGTGTATCAGCAGTTGCACCTAATAAACTCTCACCCATACCAGCAACAACTCGTCCTCTTAGGTCGGGAAGATTGAAAGTAGTAGAACCATCACCTGCCCCGTAAGTCGTACCTATAACCCCAAACAAAGAAGCTTGAGCCGTTCTGTTCACAGGACTACCGTCACACAAAGCGTAACCTGTAGGAGCAGCACTTCCAGCAAAAGCAGATACGGTTCCAGTAGGTACAGTCTGTAAGTTCGTACCGTTCACTTTGTAGTCACCTGTGATGTTAACATCACCAACTACATCAAGATCGTGTGTAGGAGTCGTAGTGCCAATACCAACATTGCCTATGGAGTCGATAAATAGGTCAGTAGTAAAGTCATTAAAATTATCATCACTATAACGACCTAGATGTAACTGTTGATTATTATTGTAAATACCAACCATCTTGCTCCCTGCTGTGCCGTCAGTATCTTCCAGAGCTATGTGATGACCGTTCGCCGCTATATGAAGTGTTTTACCGGGATTCGTAGTACCAATACCTACTTTACCGTCCGATTGTACATTGAAGTTTGTATCAGTTGTACTTATCTTATCAGATGTAACAGAACCTGCTGCTAACTTAGGATTCGTAACACTACCATCCACTAAAGAGTTTGTACCTACCGTACCTGTAACTGCCACACCAAACCCACGTTGAATAACAACTATGTCTTCACTTCCCGTCATGTTAGGGATGATGGTGAGTGTATCAGTGCTTGGGTCTACAGTGTACTCAACAGTTGGTTCTTTAATCAGTCCGTCAATACTTACTTCATAAGCTGTATCCCCTAAGACTTCAGCACCCGTAACTGTGTAAGTATTATTAGTTCCAGAGATAGCAGAGAATACCCACTTCAACGGAGGTTGCGTAGCACCAGTAGATACCTGAGCAACTTTGTTATCTAAGTATACCTTCGTTACTGCGTCCGTACTATCAACAGCTGTACCTACATTCTTTATACGTTTAGTCTTAGCGTCCCACTCAGTACCTCCGCTTTCAATCTGTAACGATTGATCGTTCAACTCTGCAATCTCTTCAGCTAGGTAACGGTTGTGACGGTACGATAAATCTAACTCAGCCTCTGTTAATACAGAACCATTCACGAAGTCTACAAGGTTCTCGTTAGGAGCACTACGTCGTCTTACTCGTACAGAAGCTGCAGCACTTAGTCCTG